CAAGGCGAAAGCTGTAGCTGATTTAGCTTGAGAAGTAGCATCAGCCGCTAGGTTTGTTGCTTGATTTGCGTTGCTTGCTGCCTGGTTTGCAGCAGAAACTGATGCTTGAATAGCAGAATCCACCTGTTTTGCAGAATCCACTACCTTCTGTAATGCCGCCTGCTGAGTTTTACTATCTGACGTAGCTTTTTCGGTAGCCGCCTGTTGAATCTTTGAATCTCCTGTAGCTTTCTCGGTAGCTGTCTGCTGGCTTTTTGCATTTTTTGTAGCCTCTTCAAGTGCCGACTGCTGTTTCTTTCCATTGGAAATTGAAGCAGCCAGGTCCTCCAACGCTTTCTGGACTTCCGCAGATTTGGTATCAATCGCATCGACCTGTTTCTTTACTGCCGCCGCTGATGCATCTACGCTTTCCTTGATGCTGTTGTAGCTTTCATTCTCCTCATGGATTTTCTGCATGCAGGAGATAAAAGCACCTCTTACTTCTTCACCGTAGACCGCATTTCTGAGCTGATCTATCTCCTGGGAAATATCTGCCATTTAGTCCACCTCCGTTTCCTCGACAATCTCCTTCGTTTCAATAATCACCGGGGCTTCAGATGGAGCCTCTTCTGCTCCTGCCATTTCCGGTTCTTCTGTTTCCTCCAGAACAGCTGGCTCCTCGAACGTCCGGATCAGTTCTGCTTTCTCTTTCTTAAAAGCCTCCTCTTTTTCTTTGATCTGGGCTTCGTAATACTCCTTCAGTTCTTCCTCGTACCTTGCAGTATCGTCTGCCAACTCGTTCCCGGCATTGGTTCGGATCTCAGCCAAAATTCCACTTAAAATTCCCTCTGCCATAAAAATAGGCAGCCCATAAGCCGCCATCGTATTTCCAACCTGTCTTGTCAGAGCTTGTTTTGCATCTGCATAAATCACACTAAACGGTCTTGTTGGTTTCTTTCTCTCTTCCATCTTTTTCTACCTCCTGCTCTCTTTTGATAGTTCCTATAGCTACACTGTTTTTTGCTGTTTTTTTAGGTTCTTCACCTTTCGGAAATATAAGCTCCATGCTCTCACCTCCTAATTCCAGTAACCGACAATAATGCCGTTGTAGACTCTCAGATGGGAATACGTCCAGCTATTCCCGTTATTCGTTATCTCACACACAATCGGTATTGCTCCACTAAAAGCTGTATATCCTCCTGCCGATATGCTTCCAATTTTGAAATTTTTTAATGTATACCAGTTTCCAATCAGATTGCATCCCAGATTCACTCCGTATTCATCGTAAATACTGTTTGCTCGGCTAAAACACAACATAGTAGTGTAGGAAGTAGCTGAGGAACTTGCTTTTTGAGCAAATGCCATATACTTTCCTTGCGGTTCCAAATCGAACACTAATCCCTTATGAGCACTGTTCCCTGACCACTGGTTTGTGCCGATCGCTCCGACATAATACCCATCTCTGTAAAAGTGATTACCCGATTCATCGAATACAGCGCGTTTCTTAGAGTTCTCTACTCCATAATTGTAAATAGCAATTTCTCCTGGGTTGATCTGCACGTATTTTGAATTTTTATTAAAGGCTATAATCACGTTGTTGTAATACTGCGTGATGTAAGAGCCCATTTCACCCTTGCTCACTTTTGAAGTGATACTCTCAGCATTTTGCTTGATGGAAGAAGATAATGTCCCTTCTTGTGATGTTGCCCTCTTCACCTCTGACTCAATAGAATCTTTCAAAATCGTCAACTGCGATTCTGAGTATGCAGACATATATCCCAGGATTTCCACGTCCGTAATATACACCGTGGTATTTGCTACATAATTGTAAAAATACGTGTTGAAATACGATGGCGTTGCATATGAAGTGAACTCAAATTGCGTCCACTCATCACTCAACTCACCTGCTTTGGTATAAAATGACTTTCCATCTATGCTTAGCCGTATTCTGGCAGTAGTTGAATCTTCAGTATCGCACGCAGCTTTGAATCTAACCGTGATATCTCCTCGCTTCTCCCATGGTTTTTGATACCAGGAGATATTGTATGTAGAAGATGTGTTCTCAATCTTCGCACAACTCTTGCTGTCAAAGGTTGTCTGTGTAATCTGTGTCGTGTTGCTTCTGCTCCAGCCGGTAAATTTATCATCGGTGTTCGAGAACTTCCCGTTGCTGCAATAATTGTGCAGTGAATTTTCATAGAGATCCGATACCGAAGCGGATACCTTACCAACTTCCACATCTATTCTGGCATTCAGATCATCCAGTAGCTCCTGCATATCTCTCAGACATCGGATGTTCGTGAGATACACCACTGAACCGGTATATCCGTAAACCGTGATTGCTACAGACTTCGCCGCTTTGGTAATCTTCACTTGCTTACTGTAGGTGTGAAATTCATCCGCACTATATCCACTGAAATATTCTGTAGACTGGTTCTCTGAGAATCCGTACCGTACATAAGACGGGCGGTACTTTGAGCCTTCCGGATATGCAGCCTCAATAGCAATCTTATAATTGCCAGCTTCCAAGCTTCCCAGGCTTTGTGACAATGTTACAGAACCATTTGCAGAGAACGTCAGCTTGATCGCATTCATATTTAGGAACTCCGCTTGCTCAATCGTGCAACTACCAGTTATGCCGGATGCAGTGAACTTGCTTTTATCAAGTGTCTCTTGCTCACCACCAACTATATAGTTCTTCCGGGCAACCGTTTCCTTTACACTTCGTACAGATAACGAAATCTTATTCTCCAGGTTGGAAATGGAATTCTCAATCTCCTCTCTGGCTACTCTGACTTTATTATCAGCATGATTCTTCGCCGCTGTCTCACTCTCTGTTATCTTCGTTTCTACCGATGTCCGGTATCCGGCATCCAGCGATTCTGTCTTGACGGAATTTACCAGAAGCATTTCACCATTGATCTTCCCGTCCATGGTAAGTGCTACTCCGTCTATTGGTCCGTCATAACCCTGGCTGTAATGTGCCAGACCACCAAGCCCCCATCTCCACAGGTTCTTAGCTTTCTCCTTATACTCTGTATCATCAGCAACAACAAACTCATTCGGTGTGTGTATTGCGTATCCACTGGCTACCTGTTTGTTTATGAGGTCTTGTGCGCTTCTGAGAGCCTCCTGCAAGATTTCTGACTTACTTGGCAAGGATTTTATCGTCTCTTCCATTTCAGCCGTATTCTGGCGGTTTGACGATGTGTAGGAAACAGAGCTTGTTTCATCTCCCAGTGTAACCGTATTATCTTTAAAACTGGTAATGTACGTCTTCTTCTTTGTCAACGGAAACTCTTTATCCAGACCGTTCGGCGTGGACGTACACTGAATCTTGTTTCCAACCTCAAATCTTTGGAAGGAATCATCTTTCAGATTCAGATCTACTGCTTTCAATTCCAAAATCATCTTCTCAAACTGAGCAGACTTCAGATACTCTTCGCCTTTCTTCAACAGATTTTCCGGAAGAGATACATCATCCCACGTAACTGTCTTATAAATCTTTCCATATTCTCTTACAGCATTATCATCTGTTACATAGTCAACGCCTCCATTGATGCTTGCGATTGTTATTCGCTGATCTGAGATGGCTTCCAATGACGGATCCTGGTCTTCTTCATCCAGCTTCGCCCCCAGCGGAATTACGCATGTGACCAAATCAGATGCATCCATGTTCTTCGAGAAATCCAACAGATTCTTTCCAAAACGGATGCCCTGAGTATTCTTTGTGTAATAATCTTCGTCTGCTAAGTAGTCCAAGACTCTTAGACCATCTACATGCCGGATAACCAGATGTCCTCCAAGTCTGCTTATCAGTTTCTCTTTAAAAGCTGTCCTGGTGTCTTCGTAATTGGAATATCGGTACAGCGAATCATTGGAATCCTTAACAGTAACCCGTCCGACAGTAAACTGTTTTCTTTCCTCTACCTGTGAATTGTGAATATCTATCAGATCCTGCACGTATGCTTTCACTGAGATGTTGTGGTATACCTTCGGTCTCTGGATGCTGTCACATAAAAAGGCAAGCTCCCCCTCTACGAACACTTTCTTTGTTCCGGAAAAGTTTTCATCGTCATAAAGCACTCTTCCGTAAAACTCCGGCTCATCATCCCGGTAAAAAATAATATCCGTTGTCAACTTCTTAACCTTATCGTAATACGGATGATTCGGGTATACGCTGAAAGATGCAGAACCGTTGATGTTATCACCCACTTCAAAGTATGGCTTTCCTCCAACCGTCAGTGCCTTTACCCTGGAATCATGGATTGTGTACTCTTCACCGTCCACATAGGCTTTAATTGTATACATCTACAACATCCCTCCTCTGTGAATCAGTGTAATCTTGCCTGTCCCCTGGAAGTATAGGTCATTCGTCCCTTTGTACAGAATAAGGTCGTACATGATATTCTCGCCAACCGATATCGTGTAGGTCGAATTACGGTATCTTACTTTCATCTCCGCATTTGATACGATTCTAAGCGTTTCATTGTGAACCCAACCGTCCAGCGTAACTTTCTGCCATCCAGAAGCAGAGCTGATCGTAATGTCTGACGTATTCCGGATCACTCCATTGAGGAAGTTGAATGTATCCCACTTCCACGGTTCGTCTGACGATGCAACGCTTATCTTATATGGCTCGCATGTGCATGTGACTGCTATCTCAGCTGTAACATCATTTGACTTGCTGGTATCAACCTCACATCTTCCGACATAATAGAATCCCTTATCCGTATCCAGGATAATCCTCTTTTCTACTCCCTGGATATCAGAAGCGATCTGGCTAATCAGACCGCTCCATTTTTCATAACTGCAGTTCCTTACTCCAAATGTGAATTTCAGTTCACGCATTTCATACTTGATACCGCCATTCTGAGCTTCCGTAAGGTCAAGATCGCCATTCATGCCCGGTACGCTCACATATTCAGTTTTTGCTTTCGGTATTCCGATCTCTATCTTCTTGAGCTTTAAGCCCCAGTCCCGGAACGAATGCGTTTCATCAAACGTGATTCCTACTCCCGACATGATTAGCCTCCTCTCTTCTTGTGTGTATCAATTCTTGCCATGTTTTCATCCACAATCGGTGTCGTAGCTTCTCCGATTTCCCGGCTATCCAGGTCTACATGCACATGTGTCTCTCCGCTGATCTCTACCGTTGTGTCTCCGCTCTCAAAGACTTCCTGTTTTTCTTTTTCCACTTTGTATGCTGTGCTGACTTTTTTATCCACCGCAATCTTTCCGGTTTCCACATTAACAGCTGTCTGCATCCGCTTTCCAAGAGCTGACATTTCATCGTCCATCTGCTTATACAGATCTGGCATTTCAGCTTCGATACCTACGCCGATGCCAGGTGGAATCCACTTACCGATTTCATCAGCAAATACTTTTGATGGAGAATGAATACCCAGTGCGCTCTTCACACCATCAACAATTCCGGAGAAGAACGATGACACCTGTCTTCTGAACCAACCGGCGGCATTACAAATTCCATTCCATACACCCATTACAATGTTGTAGCCAACGCTTGCCATCTGAGATGGTAAATTTGCCACTCCATTTATGACTGCATTACACAGATCGGATGCCGCTTGTCTTCCCTTCGCCACAATATCGGATCCCCACTGGATCACTTTCTGGATGGTGTTACTCAACCACGTCCAGATTTTTCCTGGTAACTGCGAGAAGAAATTAACGATTGTGTCTATCGTATTAGCTCCAACTTCTCTTGCTTTCTGTAGGGTATTAGATCCCCAGGTCACAAATCTATTGAATGCGTCCGTCAGCCAGTTCCAAATTTTGCCAGGTAGCTCAGAGAAGAATGTAACAATACTGTCTATGCAGTTGCTTGCCACCTCTCCGGCTTTCTGGAGCATCTGGCTTCCCCACTCAACAAATTTGTTGTAGGTATTTACCAGCCAGTCCCAGATTTTCCCTGGCAATTCGGAGAAAAACGTAACGATATTGTCAATCATCTGAGGAACATTCGTGGTGATCCAGTTAATCACATTCGCTCCCCATTCAATCAACGTACCGATCACAAATCCAATCGCATACCCAATTTTGTATGGCAAATCCGTAAAGAACTGGACAATGGAATCAATAATCTGCGTTACGACTTCTGAAGCCGTTTCCAGCATTGAAGCTCCCCACTCAGCAAAACTCTCTGCCAGTGAGCTAATCGCATCTATGATTTTCCCTGGCAATTCGGAGAACCACTCAATCACAGAGTCAATAAATTCCCCTATGCTATCCAGGACACCAGAGCCCCATTCAGCGATAGCCGAACCAAGTTCGCTCAGCTTATCTGGTATACTCTGGAAAAATTCAACAATCTGATCCCAGTGTTCCTTGATGACCACAACCGCCGTTGCAACCGCAGCTACAATTCCGGCAATCGCAGCAGCCACCAATGCAGGCGCACCCAGAATAACCGCTCCGACAGCCGCCAGCGCAATGCCGACCACCATAAGAGCTTCTTTTACGGCACTGAAGCCGTTCACGAACATATCTACGAAATTGGTAACTGCAAGAATCGCTCCGGCAATAATTGAACCAATTCCGGCTACGGTAGAACCGAACTCCGCAAAGAATCCGATTACTTTCTGTACCGCTCCACCTATGGAACTGAAGATACCGGCAATCTTCGGGAACTCCAGCTCCAGGACTTCCATGAGTGAACCGGCTCCACCACTCCAGAGTGCGAATCCTTCTACAACTTTTCCGATAACTCCGGAAATTCCGCTAATTCCACCCTTTAATGTCTTCAGTATGGAGAATAGTGTGCTTAAAGGCTGAATAACACTTTGAGCAACGTTTAAAGCTGCGATAGAGCCAGCAATCACACCGATTGCATAGCCAACAGCCTCCAGTGCTCCAGGATCAGCTCCGTCAATCACGCTGAACAGTCCGGAAATCACATCAACAATTCCCTGGATTATAGTGCTTGCCGAATCTATGAATCCGTTAAGGAATCCTTCGATCAGTGAAGACACGCCAGGAAACTCTTCGCTCAGTCCCTCACAAAATCCGGCTACGAAATCTTTTGCAGCTTGGATGATGAGCGGTGTATTTTCCTGTACCGCCTCTCCAATTTTGCTAAGCATTTCGCCAAATGCCTGACCGATTTCCTCTGAATGATCACTCAGAGCCTGTAGAAATTCCGTAAATAAATAAATGCCAGCAGACCACATGTCACCGGCTACATTTATAATTGCTTTTACAAGCTCAGCAACTAAAGTTGCTCCTGCTTCGGCAAATTCTTCCTGGTGCTCCATGATGGCATTTATGAATGTTCCAATCAGATCTTCCGCTACTCCGATCAGTGTCGGTGCGGCATCTACAGCCATCTTTGCCAACTCAGCGATAGAATTTCCGAATGCTTCAATCAGACCGTTAAATCCTTTTTCAGCCATGGCTTCGTTCATATCCTCAACCATGCTGGTTATGACTTTGACAGTCTCTTTCATTGGTTCCTGTACTTCTTCATACAGGGCGATACCTACAGACTCTAACGCACTCTTACAGAGTGTGATAGCTCCCTGCAGGTTATCGTTCATGGTGTCAGCCATTTCTTTAGCTGCACCATCCGCATCATAGATAGAATCCTCTAGCTTCTGGTAGTCTTCATCTGATGCATTTACAATGGCAAGCAATCCACTCATGGCTTCCTGTCCACCAAGAGCTGATGCCATCTGTGCTTTCTGTGCCTCTGTCAGCCCGGCAAATCCGGAACGAAGGTCTTTCATAACCTCTTTCAGAGACTTCATGGAACCATCACTATTTGTCAGTGATACTCCCAGCTGATCCATAGCTGCTTTTACTTCGTCAGTCGGCTTAGCCATTCGGCTGAAGATTGACCTCAGAGACGTACCAGCTTGGCTTGCTTTGATACCAGAATTTGCCATTAGACCGATTGCTGTAGCGCAGTCTTCAACACTGAATCCCAAGGCTCCAGCTACGGGCGCCACGTACTTGAATGTCTCGCCCATCATTCCTACATTCGTGTTGGAATTGGATGCCGCCTTCGCAAGCACGTCTGCGAAGTGTGTGGCATTGGATACTTCTTTTGTGTATCCATCTTTGATAATCGTTGTTGTCCCGTCAGCCGCCAGTCCAAAGGCGGTCATAGCATCGGTGACAATATCACTGGTAGTTGCAAGGTCTTCTCCAGATGCCGCAGCCAGGTTCATGATACCTTCGATACTGTTCAGCATATCTCCGGTCTTCCAGCCAGCCATTGCCATATACTGGAACGCTTCAGCACTTTCGGTAGCCGAGAACTTCGTCTTGGCTCCCATCTCTTTTGCTTTTTCTGCAAGTTGCTGAATTTCTGTAGCAGAAGCTCCGGAAATAGATTGAACCTTACTCATTCCAGCTTCAAAGTCAGAACCGACCTTGATTGCAGCCGCACCAATACCAGCAACTGCTGATGCAGCACCTCCGATGACTGCTGTAGTAGCTTTGATTGCGCTACTTGCAAGTCCAGATAATTTACTCAGTCCGGCTTGGAATCCGGAACTATCTATGCTGGTATCAAACTTCAGCGTACCATCATAGCCCATGCTCTCACCTCAATTCTTCGGCTCAATCATCGGCTCGTAATGGCACTACTTGATCTGTTTTCCGTCTTTAATCTTTAATTCGAAACGGGCATGACAGTTTCTCCCTTTGCAGGATACCATCACGCCCGAACACTCCGCTGTCTCTTCAAAAAACAGTGGCATTTTATATTTACACAACGGGCACTCCACCCGTATCATTTTCTTCTTTACATCTTCAATAGCCAGTCACCTCCTACAGCAGTCCCGTAAGGTCCCCACCATTCATGAGGGCTTCTGCTATTGCGTCTACCTTTTCTTCCTCGTCAGCAGGTAATGGAAGAGCATACAGCTCTTTCTTCTTGCGGTAGAAATCCCTCTGCTCTTTTGTCATATTCGCATTGATATCCACGCTACGGTATTCCATAATCTTGCAGAACTCCAAATCAGAGGATAGCGTTCTCAACAAAGCCTTGAACTTCCACCAATGCAGATACTTAATATCCTGCAAGTCAATGTGGTACTGAGTCAGAAATGCTGAGTAGATATAGTCATCGTCATGCTCAAAAGAATAGATCCTCTGAACTTCTGAAGCTCCTTCTACCGAACCAGTTCTCTTCTCTCTCCACCTCTTGCCGCAAGCGTAGAACCATAGCAGTTCATCTACCGCCGCTTCCAGATTATCCGGGATAACTGGATAAGCCAGTTTCAGCCCTTGCATTGCTTTTTCCGAATCTGAAAGCTCTGAATCCTGCATCAGCATCTCAAACAAAATAAAGGTGCGGAAATTTGATTCTATCTCATACTCCACACCTTCAATTTCTACTGTTTCCGGGAGATAGTCTATAAGCATGTTGCATTCGTGGTTCATGAATTATCACGACCATCCGCATTACCGATCTGTGTCACTGTTGCTCTGTTCTTGCCATGCTTATTTTTCTTATCGTCCTGTCTTCTCTGAGCCCGGTTCATGTTGTACTTGTTAACGAGTGCAGTAGCCTGGCCTTTCATCTTGTTAGCCTCAGAAGAAACAATTCCAAATGCATCCATGCAAACCAACAGATTATTCTTGTCCTTGAACAGCTTTTCGGATGTCCCTTCTCCAAATACTTCATCGAAGAAGTCTTTCACGATTCCGCACGTTTCCCGAATGCCTTCTGCATTTGACAACTCCGTATGCTTCTTAGATTCCTTTGATCTTTTCACTACCTTGTCAAGAGATTTCTCATAAGTTTCCATAACGTCTGCATCGAACAGATCTAACTCTAATTCCTGTCCACAAATTTTTAACATGCTCATATCACTTTACCTCCAAATTCTAAGCCGTAGCTTCTTCAAATGTCTGTGTCTTTGTGTTGAAATATCCGTCAACCGGATCTCCTACTGCATTGAGGTTTCCACTCATGCTCTGTTTCTTTTCTCCGGATACTCCGCTCAGTTCCGCGGATACCAGGAACTTTCTGGCTGCAAATGTGTTTTCAACCGGTGCAGAAGCGCTCATCTTCTGATCCCAGAGTTCTACACGACAGTATTCAAACTCTGCATCGCTTCCTGTTAAATGGTTTCTGCCGACATGGTACAGTGCGTTGACTGCATCCTGATCTTTAATAAGTCGTGCTTCAAACGGAAATACCGATGTATAAGACACGACAGAGGAAGACGAAGATGCTTCACTTACATACTTCTCGGATTCACTTTCTGCACCGAATGTTTCATCCAGGGTTGTGAATCCAACTCCCATCAGCACCCACTTCGCTTTCTCGGACGTTCCAATATTCAGAAAGTCCGCAAACTGGTGTCTCTGTACTACATCTCTTTTGCTGTTGGTATTCTCTGCCATTGTTTCATGCCTCCTTAAAATACAATAATCGCAAGGAAATCTGATACCTTGCATTCTTCATAGCTCCATCATAGATATATCCCGGCGAAAGCACTTCTATCTCCGTGGCACTCATTCCTTCCGGAAGCTCCGGAAGATTACCGGCAAGACTCTGCTCTTCCACCCACTCGGCAAGTTCTTCATAGAATGTGCTGTTATCAATATTCTGAAGCCGATCCATGCTGTAAAACTCTCTGGATCCGAACTGGAACTGAAACTGCCGCTCAGAACTGCCGTCAACATATCTTTCAATAATCGGGTCAAATATCCCCGTTTCTATGGTATATTCCACCGGTTCTGTTCCCAGGGCATCCACCCGGAATACACCATCTTTCAACAACGGGCAGTTCAGAAAATAATCTGATACGCCCTGTATAATACTTTTCGTTGCCATGCGACCTCCTAGATTTTATCCGCTCCACGCAAAATATCGTCTTTTTCAGCCACCTTCATTCTCTCAAACCAATGTGCTCCACGGTTCGCATCATACGGTCTGGTGTCAGACGTTGCATAATACTGTACGGCAGCATACTTGGCGATATAATTCACTTCGCCGCTACCGATGCTCGTTCCCAGCTTTCCAGATTTCTCCAGCATACCTGTTTTGAACGGGACTCTCGGGCTGCATCGTCTCAGAACCTCTGAGTCTATGAACATTTGCTTCTTGGTAAATTGAGCATTTCTTCTTGCCGCAAAGTCTGAGTTCCATGTCAGCTCCGCTTTTCCATTCTTGGTAGTAACGATTGAGCCTCTTGGTGTTGTAATCATCTTCAGCGACATTATGCTCCTCCTATCCTCCAGTGCTTTGTCCGGTCAGTTCCTCTGAGCGTGTTGTCTGCATATTCTGTGATCGTCACAAAATCTTCATCATGCTGTCTCAGCTTTGCAAGGTCTTCTATTGTTTCCTTCAAGATAACTCCATGCTGAAAACTGAACGTGTCGAATACCCATTGGCCAGCAACTTCAAGCTGTCCTCGCACAATATAAGCGTTCTTCTGGATAGTCCAGTGCCTTTCTGCCTCTTCATCCGACAGCTTCTTATACTCTTCTTCGCTTATATATTGCTTTCCACCTTCTACGATTGCTGTGTATGGAATACGGATCACGCACTGTGCTGTGCCCTTCCGGACTGTATCCGACACTACCTGCCCTTTGCTTCCATACCAGGAAACTCCCAGGATTCTTGTTGCGTAGAACTTCTCTCTCCTGTCAGCTCCGATTCTGAGATTGAAGATTGTCACATCACTGTTTATCGTCATACTCTTTCACCCACCCTCTATACAGTAGTCCGGTGTTTGCCAGGTATGTCCTAACCGTTCTGTACATCTCACTGCTTACAGCTGAATAACTCCCGGCATCTGCATAGCTGACAGAATATCCATCGTTAGATTCTGACTTTACAACAGCTTCGTTCTTCTCTCTCTGTATCGCAATGGAATCAGCAACACTACAGATTGCGTCTCTGATCGAATCCGTAAGTGTTGGCAGTCTCGGTATCCGTCCAAGCGTAATCCGATTCACAAAAGCTTCAGCAAACTTCTCAGCTCGTCTGAAATCTTTCTCGGTTTTGATGTGGACACCGCCATACTCTTCCTTGTAGTACGTAAAGTCCACATATGGACTCGTTATAGCCTCCTGGTTCATCCAAACACTCCCTTCTGGTAAAATGGTAAGCTACCGAAAGATAAATCAGTTATTTGCCGGATTTACGTCCTCTTGCGAAGCTGATTCTTTTTTACCGGTCTTCTTTTCTTTTGCAGGACTTGTGCTCGCTCCGACTTCTTCATCCAGGTTCTCCAGGGAGTAGCCCATGCTTTTGTAGTATCCTGCCTTTCTTTTGGGAATCCGGCAGGAACTCCCACCTTTCGTTGCTAAATACATAAGCTACCTCCTACTCTGACTGTTTTGGAGTCTTGGTTGTCTTTTTCTTCCCGGAATCTTCAGAAACCGGTGCAGCTGATCCCATTGTAGCCTGTGCCTGGATTGCCGCTTTCAGCTCTTCGTTCTCTTTCTGGAGGTCTGCAATCTTTTTATCGGCATCCTCCGCATACAGAGTAGCCTCCGTCAGTTTGGCTTTCAGCTCTTCGTTCTCTGTTCCTGCTTTACCAAGTTCTTTTGTGAGTCTGGTTATTTCTTCCTTCGCTCTTTCAATGGTTTCGATTGCAGCATCAGCTACAACTTCCCCATCTTCATTAGTAATCTCATACCCCATCTTTGCATACTCTTCAGCCTTTTCTTCTGGGATTCTGATAATACGGTTTTTCTTCTGAGCTACATAACTCATAGCGATTCTCCTTTCTTGCTATGCCCCACCAGTGATAACCTGGCAGGGCTTATTTCTTCCTACGCCTCCACAGACATGCGGATAGCTTTCTTCTTGTTCTTCAGAACGAATACGTCCTCATGCGACTCTTCGTAGTAAACATACTTACCTTCTGAGAGAGCAGATGGTGGATCGAGTTTAGAAAACTCATAAGATACCGGTGTGATTACTGCAAGTGGGTTAATCAGCATCATGTTGATCTGTTTAGCACTTCCAGCTACTTTCCAACCCTGTGTGAAATCATACAGAGTCTTCATCAGTTCAGATGGTACTTCCTCAATCTGAACTTCATCCAGGGATTTAATCGCTCTTGAAAGGTTGTTCTGTCTGCCAACATCCAGCGTTCTGTAAATACCCTGGGCATGCTTAATCAGTGTGTTGGTTGCCGGATTCACATACAGAATCAGTCCCATCTTCGGAACTCGACCTTCTGACATCTCTTCCAACATCTTGTCATATACATCCAGAATATTCTCTGCTGTAAGAGCTGTTGTATCAGCGGCTTCTCCTGCCGCCGTCCAGTCTGCATAAATCTTGGAAATGGTGTATGCATCCATCTCCGGGAATTTCTGCTCTTCGTTGAACACTCTGGTAATGTTCGTGATTGTTGCTACATGGTTTGTTTCCTGCACATCTGCTGGGTGAACCAGTGTAGACCATTTTCTTTCGTTCTCCAGTGTCAGTGGAGTCCAGCTGTTGTCATAGTTTCTTGCAGCCGTGGCAATGGTATCTCTTGTAGAGTCCACACGGCCTGTTACGGAAATGCTTGGAATCTCAATGGTCTTTCCGTTGAGCCATTTGAATCTTCCGTTATTTGGAGTATTATAAAGCGCTCCATAGTATAATGCATACGGAAATGCCTGCTCCAAAGATCTCTGATATTGTGTTGCGTAATTAAGTGGTTTCGCCATGTTAATTTACCTCCTGTTAATCTCTTTTTCTTACTCCAGAAAATCCGAAGTCGAACATGCTGCCTTTCGGTTCTTCTGTCTGTGATTTGGTTCCTGCTGAGAAGTACGGCATATTCGGCGCCGGTGGATTTCCTGGTACATCCGGAACATCCGGTGTATCCGGTTCGTCATCCGGTGTATCCACAACGAATGCTTCTTTGTAATCCGGACTCTCCTTCAGTTCTTTCATCACGTCATCCGCACCGATAAACTTTCCGTTTTCAAGCTTCAGTTCTTTCGCCTCGAAAGCTCTTCTGACATAATCACGATACATAGCTCCCGGCTTCAGTCCGACAGTATCCAGATATCTGTCCATCTGGTGATCTCTTTCCTGCTTCGCCAGCTTGTCGTTGAGTTCCTGGGTATCATGGTTGTACTTGTCTTCCCAGTCTTTTGCAGACTTTTTGATGCCATCAATATCCATCTCTTTGTAGGATTTGATCTCTGCATTGGCATCTGTGAGCTGCTGTCTTACACCGTCCAGCTCTGTGATCTTGGCATCCAGTTTTTCCTTCGAGACATAGCCCCCGGCTTTTACATCTACCACCTGGATTTTCTTATCTGCGTCAATCGCAGCTTCCAACTGTGCATAGGTCATAGCCTTAGGCTCTTCTCCGTCCTTCTGTGTGCCAAAAAGTTTCTTTAAAAATTCGTAAGCCATTTTTACTTACCTTCCTTTCTTCTTTTCGCTGATTTCGTTTAGATTCCGGTTCACTCCGGCACTGCTATCGTGCATTTATATCTCCGCACGCAAGAGAAGGAGACAGTTTATATGCCATATCACAGGGCAAAATAAAAACAGACCGCTTTGATACAGTCTGTTAATTCGTAATTACCACATTGTGAGCTTCTGATAGCTCTTTGGAGAGCTTGTAGATGCTTATGTGGAGAAATATGTGCTTACTGGCATAAAAGCCAAATAAAGCGTTCCTTTCTAACCCTCAAGGAAGGGAGATGGCAGGATCACCTCCTTCCTACTCCGCTGTGTAATCTTCAATGACCGGAATACCGTACTCAATAGCACATGTATTTTCGATCTTGCACCCTCTGGCATCCTGCCAGCCTTTCGCAAAGTAGGCAATGTCAGCACCAGCCAGAAGTTCCAGGGATTTTCCAAGGAACCAGAGTGGCTTCACGTCCGCTGGAGCTTCCTGGAAGAAAGAATCAATAACCTCTACTGCTTCTCCGATCTTCGCCTCTGCGCTCTTGATTGCTTTCTGGCGTTCTGCCAGGATGTCTTCATCAGACTTCCCTTTCATTGGCTGTGAAATAAACAATTTCTTCATGATTAATCCTCCTAATCTGCAAATACCCAGTCTTCTGCAAGCATATCTGCCTGACTCGCGAGCCATCCCATCTGTACTCCTGATGTTCCGACAAATGCGATAGCCATGTTTCCGATAGCATCATGTTCGCAGTTTACGATATCTCCATCCGCTGTCTTGTAAGAAATTCCTGTAGCGAGCTGGATGTACTGCTTCTTCCCGTTCCATCCTTTTCTTGCTACTTTCATGCCACGTTTCAGATACTTAATTGCTTCTCCAAATGAGAATGTAGCCTCGCCACCCAATTCCGGACAATTCTTACTATCTGCTAACGTCCATTCATCACTTGCGATATTGGAAAATGTATAGTCCGGAATCTGTGTCTCACGGATATCCATATCAACTCCATCTTTCGTGTGCATGATGATCGTCTGCTTATCTTTAGACCAATACCAATATCCAGCCCATGATGGCAGTTTCAACTTCTTCCCCTGTTTCATCAGTTCAAACGCTTCTCTAAATAACATGTCTTTTCCTCCTACTTCTTTGCTTTTCTATTAGCCCACACAGCTTTCATACTGGTGGAACGTCCATAATTCACTATGTTTCCATTCCGATCCTTCACTGCATAAACCTGTGTCCGTGCAGTATCTACAGACCGTCCTGTCTCAGAGCAGAAGCTTTTCAGCTTCTTCTCTTTTTTCTTCAACTTCACTGATTCTTTCTGAAACTCACTCTTCAAGTATTGCTCTGTCTCTGAATCATCGGCATATTTCATGGCAGAATCATATCCGCATAAGATTCTCTTACTCTCCCGGATAGCTCTTTCAAATCTCCTCTGGATCTGGCTGCACTCATATTCCGTGAGCATATTACCGTCATAACTGAACTTAGCTACAGAATAATCATCCAGCATTTCTTTCGTATATGCCGGTTTGGATATCCCTGGCCAGTAAGGATAAAAGCTGTGCCTACAGTTTGCTCCGCATAGCCCAGTAACTGTTCCGTAGCCGGTAGCATCATAGAAATTCCGGTATCCGTCACCTTCTCCATGAATCTTGAAGATCTGTCCTTGCCAGTAGGTATGCTCCAATCTTGCTCCAGGGTGTGCGGTTGTCTCATAATACTCAACCCCCATATCGTCAGCATACATCTCTGTAAGTGTGGCAACCGTCTGGTTGAGTCCTGTCAGTAGAGCCATTCGCAACGCCGCATCAAGTGACATCTGTGCTCCGGAGTCGTACAACACCATTCCTCCGGCTTGTGCAGCTTTTTTGATTGCGTACCTAAGAGCTTCTTGATAAGAGAAAGCACCACTCTGAATCTTGAGTAATGCCTCATTCAGTGACTGCATATATAACTGTTGGCTCTTCACTGCCGTTGTCATCGTAAGGTTATTGATATCTCCGGATGTCTTCTTTGCGTTTGCCAGAAGTAAATCAGACATGTTCCTCGATAGCTTGGCATCGTTTATTATGCCGGCTTCTATCAGCGGTTTAGCATCATTCCTTATCCCGATTACTCCGGCTTCTTTGAAAAGCTCTTTGACATGCTTGTCTGAGTATCCAGTGAATCTCCCAACTTCTGCTACAATATCATCTAGGAGCTTCCCGGATTCCTGTGCCTGTTTTATCTGCCACTTAGCAGTATCCGTAACCTTGCCCGTCTTTATCATTCTCCTGGCTATATCCCGGACTATCTGCTCATTGAGATTGTCAACCATACCCAGATATCCACTGGAGAACGATGCGAGATATTCTGGTGTCAACATGGTTCATTCCTCCTACTCTTCCGGTGGAAAATCATCTTCCTGCATATCTGGTATATAATCCACAGCCTCTTCCTCTGTGCATCCAAAGTACCAGGCAATGAACTTCTCCAGTTTCAGTTTCCCGGCAACAACCATAGCCCATCTCCGCTGATACTCTTTGTCGGTATCTTCCAGCACACTATCTCCCCAGGAACAGTTCACATTGACCGAACCATAAGGAGTCATTCTGTACAGGTTGATAAGCACCACCATCGAATCTACCAGGTGTTCAAATCCTTTCTGCCATGCGCCCTGTAATCTGCTTGCGGTTCTGTATGATCGTTGCTTGGATGTCTTGATTTCCTCTGCTGTTTTCTCAAGTTCATTCGGATCGGAGATTGTACCGTATGCAAAGCCAACAGTCCACTCAATCCTCTTCAGAATCTTGTTGAGTCCGTTGAACATCGGCGTATCTCTGATATCCGGACTGTACACATCGAACAGTTTGTTTCCTCCGGATCCTTCATCAAATGCCCGGTAGAGCTTTTCTTTTCCTTCCGGAAGAACTGGCTTACCGTGCTTATCCGCTTTCAGATATTCTTCTGAAACATGCACTGCCGCTTCCTTGGCATCGTATTCCCACACAATCTGCCCCATCATCCGGTCAGCTTCATGTATCAACTCAATAGCTTTAGAGTAAATGGATACTCCCAGAGGCGAGCTTCTATCTATGTTGTTGCTCTTGGCAACCTTGATATAAACAAACAGAGGCTTCTCTATGTTATTGATCGTTACCGGCTCTTCTGAGAGTCCAGCCCATTCATCGACCTCAGAGAGTGATACTTCTTCATCAAATGGTTGGTTGATGGTCGGTTCTTCGTCATCAGTGTACGATGCTATCTTCTCCGATCTGTACGCCTTGTTGACAATCGTTACACTGTTTCCCGAGAACTCATGGTATTCAAGCCTGGTATACAGATATTCGCCCATCCTCTTATGTTGTAAGAAAATAGCAGACATGATCTCACCCTTGCTGTTGAATGCAGTCGGGTAAAACTTGTCTGCTTCTACGAAATCTATCTCTATCTTGTTTGGCTGCCCATCCATGCCTACTGAGACGTAGGGTTTCAGCACAATACCTCCTTCGGCACAGTACCTCTCAACCTGGATATCCAGATCAGACAGTTCTCTCTTCAGCTGATCGTTAATGAAGTCTGCCATCGGACTACCGGTTACATTCAGTTCAAACTCCGTAAGCACAAGCCGTGCCATTTCTTCTGCAATGGTCGCTGGTATATTCGTGCATAGAGTCCCATCTTCACCTATCCAGGGTGGATGATTCTCATACATGTCCTTCCACAGCTGTATAGCGTTATCCATCGAACCAGATACAGCTATTTGGACTTTCATTTCTTTCTCTATACTGTTTCTAGGAAACAACTTTCCCACCCACTTTCTGATAAAATTTTTAATGCTGAATTTCAATGTATTCACCTACCCTGCCTGTGTCTTTATGTAGTTTCTGATATCTCTTTCATAGCTGTATTCAAAGCCATCCAGAGTGTCTATGTCAGATGTGCCGTCATCCAATCGTTCCAGCTCAACTGTATTCGGTCTCCACACTGCCATGCTGAGTGCGTCTTCCAGAGTATCGCACAGCTCTGTATATGCGAATCTCCCCTGTGCAACCAGGGACGTGAAGCAGAATATCCGGTCGTTAATCCTGTCTTTTCTGGCATTGCCAACCTTGATATCCCCCATTGCTGCTCTTGCCATAGCCGTTCTGAGTCCTCTGATAAGCACCTGCTCAGCTGAATCACAGTAGACCTTACTTACACCACCAAACAACTTGATAACCTTCTTTACAAAGGCAAGGAAGACTTGACCGAGAGAATCCGGATCAAGCTCTTCTTTGTGTAACTCAGACATCAAAGCTACCAGCTTTCCGTATCCAACAGTCGGTGCAGATGCAACGAACGAATGACCGGAACCATTGCCACCGAAGTCAACTCCGATCGTGATTCCCTGCAGTTCATTCCTCTTAATCATTTCCTGTGCCTGTGCTACTGTAATCTTCATCGGATTGTTAGCCATAGCCGCCAAGGAAGCAAACTGGGTATACACCAGTCCTTCTGCAATACTTCTCTTTCCCAGGATATCCCGAACATACCAGATACTGTTCTCATCATACTGACTGACGATCTCTTCCAGACGTTCCTTCGTGATATTCACGTTCTCGAAGATTGTAAAGTGCGCATAGTTATATCCACCCTTCAGAGTCCCGTCCTTCGCTTTCTGATCGTACACATCCAGATAATTCTCATAGATTGGTGCTTTCGGATGCTCCGGGTTCATGTCCCAGAATATCTTACGATTCTTAGCTGCAAGCTGTCGGTTGAATGCCTCTTTGATTGCTGAGTCGTGATGCAAATTGATCTCGGTCGCAATCCACATGCCGTAAGAGTTACCACGGATCTTCTTGAAGCTGTCCGAAGAAGAAGCCCCGGCGAAGATCACAACTTTCTGCTTGAAGTTCGTATATGGTCCGTTGATAATCAACGCTTCCATGTCCTTATACTTCCCCCAGTGGCACTGACCTCTGAAAATCCACTCCAACCCGAATCCGTTGGCATCTCCGATATTCAGCTTAGCATTACCCATCGTAGAACCGGTTGCCAGGTGAATTTTATCCGGCGTTGTCTTCAGCTCCTGGGCGAACGCAAAAACATTATCAACTGTCTTCCCGGAACGTACCGCACCTTCCAGGATATTGAACGTGCAGTCCCGGCATCTTCTGATATATTCCTTATGCCCTTCCCCGAAATTAAACATTATCGTCTTCTTCCGCTTCAGATCCTTCTTGCTTACTTTCTTGACTTTCTTTTGCTTTGCCATAAATCTCTCCCTCTATATCATCCAAATCCTCAATCTCCTGGCTGATACCTGCATCTCGTTCTTTCTTATACTCGAACTCTTTCTGAGCCTGGATGTTTTCTTGCTTCTGTCCGGCGGTATCACGCATGAACTCAGCAGCTCTGACATTTCCATCCATAGCTTCTCTCCACATACTCACAAGCATTGCTGTCTGGTTGGTTATCATGTCGTCTTCAAAGCCCATCTTCTGCAATGTATTGATAATTGTCGGATAGGCTTCTTCAGATACAGGCATGTTGAGCAGTAAATTTGCCACCTTTTTCATGGCTGTTTTCTTACGCCTCGTCTCTCCGGACTTCTTACCACCACGGGAACGCATTTCTCTTTCTTCCTTCTCACTTCGCTTCCCTGACCCAAGAGGAATGAGGTTCTGCTCATTTGCCACCAAACCACCTCTCTTCTGCATGAAAAAAGCAGTGTATCTCTTGACGAAATCACTGCTCTCTCATGTTTATTCTGTTACCCTCCGGGTTTCACCCGTATAATCTCTCCAGCACTTCCACTCCATCGGCTATAGCCTGTCCGGTATCAATACCCAACTGCTCATAAAATCTAGGGTTGGTCATGCATTCGTGCGCCCTTACCATTGCGTCATGCTCTTCCTTGTCTATTCCAATGACGAACTTTTTCGCAATCGCTAACGCTTTCCGGTAACTCTTCTGTTTTACCAGTCCTTTAACAATATCCGTTTTCGTTACCACTTACTTCCTCCAAACAGATCCATCTGCTCATACTTTACCGGTACTCCATCTTGAAAATCTTCGTTTTCCAGCTCCTTCAGCTGTGCTTCCGTTGGCTGCGGATATTTCTTATCCGTATTATCCCAACCACCTCTATTGTTGGCTCCCAGGAATCTGTCCCATGATTCTTCATCGAACATTCCTGGCTGGTACGGTTTCAGATCTCTCTGCTCTTCTACGATGAAGTCTGCTACTGTCTTTCCCCTTCTTTTCCCTTCCAGCGTATGACAATCATATGCGTATCCAGGCATCCCGGAGAATTCACAATCTTCAATTCTGAGGTATTCATCAAAATTCTTTACTCTTTCGCTCTGCATACAGTTACAGCTGAAGTAATCAGCATCTCTGTTCTTTCTTGCATATAAAAGCAAAGTAATAGCCTTGCTAATAAACAGTGGCTCCCGTTCATAACCTTTTCTCTTCTGGTTATAAACATCGTCTGCTTGTCGCAAGGCTTCAATTTCTTTTGTCATGATTCCGTAACAGTCTTCTGCTGATATTGCCAGCAATCTTCTCCAAAGGTATGCGTTGTACCGACCTCTCAGCTCATTCGCTGCGTATCCGGCAACTTCTACATCCCCTCTTCTGATTGCTTTCTGGAGCAAGCTTACCATATCGTACATGCTATGCCCGTTCTTGGTGTATAACTGTGGTCTTCCCATTTTCTGATACTTCCTTTCGTATGAATATTTTTCGTATCGTCATCGTAGCAAGCATGTTCGCAGGCAGTCAAACAGATATTTTACCATTTATTCATTTTTGTAGACATTTACGATATTCAAGAAGAACTCCGTGCTGATCTGCTTCGTCAGCTTGAACACGCCTCCGGCTTCTACTTCCCGGTGCAGCCACGGGTTTGCATAGACAATTGTTACATTCCTGTCTTTCCTCTGAACGCTCTCCTCAATGTTCTTAATCACTTTCTTGAAGGTTTCTCCTCTGAACGGATCGTACAGGTAGAACGTGTCGTACATATCCAGCAGATCTGTGAGCTCTGTAGCATCCTCATTGAAGATTGCTACCATGTCCTCTCCCAGCTTCTTCATGTTGTCCCTGGCTATCTCTGCCAGCATATGGCTCTGCTCTACTCCGTCTACCTCTTTGATTCCTGCCATCTTCATGATAGCGATTGCGGCTCCCTTTCCGCATCCGAAATCCAGGACCTTACCATTGAAGATTCCCGGCATCCGGCACATATCAAGCAGACTTCTTTCCCGACTTGCCCCACATGCTGTTGCATCCGGGCTTTCATAGTCGAATTCTGACTGATCCACACGCTTTAAGAAATCCGTTCCACACTCATGCTCCAGGAAACTGTAGAGTCCTAGGGTGTCCGGAATAATCATATCTTTCAGATAGAACAGGTTCTTGCCCTCTTCATAACCGTATGCCGTCATTTGTGACATATCTTTTTCCGTCATTCGCTCTCTTCGGAACGAAACAAGGATCACTGTTTCTTTCGGATCAACGTAATCCAGGATAATCTTTCTGTGCAGGTTGATTCCTGGGATTACTTTCTTGTCATCAATCACAAGTGTGAACTTCTTTCCGTATACATGGCTGCATAACCATTCAATGAAAATACCACTCTTTCCATATCCGTACAGAATCACCTGCTTTCCGATGCATTTCTTGATTACATCGAACATTTTACTATTCAAACTTTCCACTGCATTCATCTTTCTTACCTCGGCACTTTAATTGTTACAGTATTCTTCTTGTCATCGAATGTATAATACTTGCCCCACTTCAGCTTCATGTACTCATTACATTCCCGGATGACTTTACTGTTCTTGTTGATATTGTCTCCACCCTCATTCGTATCTGTCTTCACATACATGGCAAGATACTTTGGCATGAGGATAATTCTGTTATACATAAGCTCCTGCAAAATTTTATCTACATCTTCCTTGCAGTCTGCCTTATCATCATTCTTTGCTTTGTAGCATTCTTTGTTGTACCAGTAGATTCCTCCACCCATGCTGTTGAACTTGAACTCTTCCTGGTACAGATATGGTCTCGGCGTAACTGTGATCGTGGCATATCCCAGCTTCAGATCGCTGAGTAGCTGAGCGATCCGGAGAAATTCCATGTCGATCACATCCGGGTCCTTAATCTCCATGACGATATCCGTCCGGTACAGGATCTGCTTAATATCATCGTCAACCTGGATAATGATATCCTCCGGTGAGTTGTCCAGAATCCACTGTCTCACCTTCGACATGGTGTTAATCTCTTCATCCGGTGCTGAAATCAGCTTCCGGACACCAGCGTTCCTGTATGCTTCCTCTTCTGAAGCTCTCACCACATATGTTACATCATTGAGCAGATTCTGAGTCATAATGCAGTCTGACCTTCTGTAGCTCGGACAGTATACGCCCACTGTTTTCTCTTTCATGTGCGCCTCCTACTGGAACATCGGTAGCTTCATCAACAACCGTTTCATTCCGTCTACATCTAATCGTTCTGTGTTATCTGACGAATAGGACTCCGTAATATTCTTTATATGGCTTTGTGGCGATTCATGGTAATGTAATGTGTGCTTATCCGGCAAAATTCTGTAGAAATGCTCATATTCCTCTGCATTTGCCATCTCTTCCTTCGTGACAAGCACCTCATTCATCTTTTCGCCTGGTCTTTCCCCGGTGATTTCAATCTGCTGTTCCGGATCAAATCCTTTCATCTCACAGATTGCCTTTGCCAGTGTATCAATCGTAGCTGCCGGGGCTTTCTGTACCAGAAGATCTCCTGGCTGTCCGTTCTCAAACGCAAACAGCACCAGGTCAACGGCATCTTCCAATGTCATCATGAATCTGGTCATTTCTGGAACCGTAACTGTAATCTTCTGTCCCATTTCCAACTGCTTCACAAAGAGTGGGATAACAGAACCTCTGGAAGCCATTACGTTCCCGTATCTGGTTCTGCAGATCACCGTCCCATTCTGCTCCTTCGCCTTTGCAACTGTGATTTTCTCAATCATTGCTTTCGTGATTCCCATTGCATTGATCGGGTATGCTGCTTTATCTGTACTCAGCACGATCACCTTCTTGACTCCGGCTTCGATCGCCGCATCAATCACATTCGTCCCTCCCAGGATATTTGTCTTCACAGCTTCTTCCGGATAAAATTCACAGGTCGGGACCTGCTTCAGAGCCGCCGCATGGAAAACATAGTCTACTCCAGCCATTGCTTTCCGAATGCTTCGGTATTCCCTAACATCTCCGATCACGAACCGGATTCTGCTATCCTCGCCGTACTCCTTCGCCATGTCAAACTGTTTCTTTTCATCTCTGGAGAATATAACAATCTCCCCTGCCCCTTCCTTCAGCAGACGGTCTGTTACCGCATGTCCAAAGCTCCCGGTTCCTCCGGTGATCAGAAACTTCTTTCCTTTCAATTCTTCTTTCACACTACACCTCCAGTATCTCTATTACTCTATCAGCTACGAAATTCACTTCTTCCGGAGTCATGCGTGTATCACTCGGCAGGCACAATCCCGTAAGGAAACAGTAGTCCGACATATACATATAGCAATCACTGAACCATCTGGAGTACATCCGGCAGTTCTCATACAGTGGCTGACTGTGCAACGGCTTCCAGATCCTTCTGGATTCTATGTTGCACTCCTTCAGCTTCTCCATGAGATATTCCGGTTTCTTCTTAAGCTCCGGATTGATCTCTATGCATGACAACCAAGAGTTGCCAACGTGGCCGTTCCAGATATTACGGTACAATTTGAACCAGTCCGCATACTCAGCAAATCTCTTCTGGTAGATGTCATAGATAGACATCTTCTTTGAGATTCTTTCTTCAATGTGCTCCATCTGTCCGACACCGAATGCGGCGTTTGAATTTGCCAATCGGTAATTGTACCCAATCTCTTTATGTTCATACCACGGAACCGGCTCTTTCGCTTGCGATGCCAGGAAGGAAGCTCTCTCAGCATCCTCTTCGTTCTGGCAGATCAGCATGCCTCCTGTCCCTCCGGCCGTAATCATCTTGTTTCCATTGAAGCTCATGCAACCAAATCTTCCAAGCGTTCCTGTCTTCTTTCCACAAACCGCCGATCCGAACGACTCTGTACTATCTTCGATGACTGGAACTCCATACCTGTTGCAAATATCCAGGATTCTATCCATATCAGCCGGCATACCGTACACATGCACAACTACTACTGCTTTCGGATGCAGCCCGGATTCAAAAGCCATCTCCAGATCATCCGGATTCATGTTGTACGTTACTGGATCAGAGTCTATGAACACCGGCTCCGCTCCAAGATATCTGATTGGATTTGCCGATGCTGTAAACGTGAGATCTGAGCAGAATACATAATCCCCCCTACTCACACCACACATTTTTAGTGCCAGGTGGATTGCAGCCGTTCCGGACTGAAGTGCTACCGGATAACCTTTGCCAAGATACCCTTTCACTGACTGCTCGAATCTTCCGATGTAGGAATTTCCCTTAAACGCTGTCGTGATCCAGCCACTCTCAAATGAGTCCTGGACGTATTTCATCTCATTCCCCAGTATTTCCGGTCTCGCCAGCCATATCTTCTGTGCTGCTCTCTCCATCTTCGGCACCTCCTTCCACAATCTGTGCTTTGATCTGGTCATACCATATTGCTCTACCTTTAATCGTTCGGTTTCTTCCCATGCTGACTTTCGCGCCCTGGATGCCGAGCTTTCTTTGCAGTTCATTGTAGTCCAGCTCATTCCTGCATACCAGCAAGACGTAATCGTACTTCTCAAACCGGATCAGTTCCATTTCTTTAATCTTCTTTTGCATCTGGTCTTTATTGTCCAGTTTCACACCAAGGTCTATATTCAGATCTGCCGTCCATTTCGCCAGCTCTTCCAGATCCCATTCACCGGAGTGGGTATTGTCCTTGATGTTAATTGCTCTCAGCTCTGACTTTGTGTAGCCAATCAGTCTCTTGCACAGAACTTCAATATCTCCATCCTTCCTCTGCAAGATCGACAATCTCTGATTACCGGCAATCACATTGTCATGCTCGTCAATGAGGAATAATCCGAAATCGCCATACTTCTCCAGCGACTCTTCCAGCTCCTCTGCCTCTTTCTTTCCGATTTTCCTCGGATTCCCGAATCCGGTCTTGATGTCCTTGACCTTCATCGTGAGTGTTTCAATTCTTTTTTCATCCAACATACTCATTCTTCCACCTTCTTTCTCTGCATTAAAAAAGGAGCCGGCTTAACGCCAGCTCCCATAAAGAGAGGATTTTGCAAATATACAATTTACTTCATATGCATCGTACCCTTTTTCATTCGGCAGCCCGGTTTCCCGGACTGCCATCAAGATGAAATTTGAGTACGTTCCAGCCTCCGGTAAGACTGAGTGATCTGTCTCTCGACTTCTCACAGCCTACACTTTAATGCATAGAGGCAGGAACTGCAAGAGAACTCTGTGCACCCGGATAGGAACTTTGTACACCTCGACAGGAACTTTTAGGAACTCAGCATGAACTTTCGCTCATTAAAAACTGTTTCTCAAACTCTTGCAAGGCATATCCATGCATCTTAGCAACATACCTGTATGTAAAGTTCATCTCCGATGCTATCTGCTTCAAAGGCTCCAGTAGCACATATTTCTTATGCAGCAATGTCATATATTGCGGATTTTCCATACTGCAAATTTCATTCTCAACCTTCGCTGTAAATTCAATCAGCTCTTTGCTCTTTTCATCCATAATCCTTTCTTTTTCATCAATCCTGGCAAAGATACTCCCGAACTTGTCGTTATCTCTTGATGTCTGAACTCTTTCTCCGGAATCCATCCCACCGATAGATACCAGAACCTCTCTCAAGTTGTTTATGCCAGAATTCATATTTTTGACAGCTATTATCTTCTGCTCTACCTGTCCTAAATACTCTTGTGCAGTCATTTTCCCGGATTCTTCCTGCATATGTATTTCCTCCTCCCGATATTGACAAATTCAAAATCCTTTCGTACAATCTTTATAGGTTTTTGGCTTCTCGGACTTCATTGTTATCGGGAGGCTATTTTTTTCTTATTTCAAACAAAAGAACAGGAACCAGATTGCTGTTACTACCGTCATAATCAGTGACGCAAACATCAGCATAACTGTCAGAACTCTAAACGGAGTGATTCTGGCTTTTCCAAACAGCGTAGCTGCAATCTTATCTTCTCGTGACGCTGTAATTTTCACAATATACCTTGCAACTAAAGCCAGCACCCACAATAAAATTGTTATCTTCCAAATCACTTCTTTTTCCTCCTAAATCTCTGAGTATATTCACAGGTAGCAAAATGTGACATATAACCGAATCCACTTGCTTTCCCCGGATCCGTTGTGATCGTTCCGGCTGTCACTTCTCCGTTGGCAAGGACAATTCTGTCCTTACCACCATCAGCTACGAAATTCACAAACTGAGGATTGACCGGCATTTTCTTTCCGGACTTCATCCGTACCCACAAGATTCTTGCGCCGCACTTTGAACACTGAGAGAAATTATTCTGCGTCTTCTGTTTCATCCGGCTCTCCTTCCCGGAAGAGTGTCTGGAACTCTCCTCTTTCCACTACAACCCGGTCAGTCTCTACAGTTACCTTAACCATCGGATCATAATACTTCTCCAGGAATCTTCTCAGTGGTTCTGCCGCAGCTTTAATTTCTTTCACCATGCACTCCAGCTTTTCCTGCTCTTCCTTCTCTGGATGCAAGAGCTTTTCATAATCAGTCCAGTGTGTGTCAATAAATCTCCGTTCCAGAAGTTCTCTCTTTCCATTGCATTCCACAACAACCTGATCTTCTTTCACATTGACAATCTTTACTGGCTCGTCCATATATTTCTGATTAAATCTAAATACCATCGGTTCTCCGTGCAAGCCAAAGCCAACTACTCCAGATGACGGCACGATACTAAACGGTTCTGCTGTTCTAATTGCCATCTTTCCTACTAAATCTTTTAATCTCATTACTCTTCCTCCTCTGGATCATCGTACTCATAATCATCATCTTCCACGCTATCTGTGAACTCCGGATTGCCTCCAGGAGCTTCTACGTCCTCTTCAGCGGTAATTTCTTCGTCTGTGGCTGTATCCGGCTGATTTTCGCTCTCTTCGGCTTCCTCTACCTCCTTGTAATCCGCATCAATTACACCTTCGTTGTCCGGAAGCTCATTAGACGGTCCAGGAAGCATAGTGCTTTCATCCGGCTCTGTCTCATTGCCCTTCAGATTCTGTTCGTAGTCCGGATCGAACATGCTCCGTTGACCACCTTCGTTGATATATCTGAGCACGTACCGGTTCAGTTCTTCATCCCATACCAGATTCATACCAGTATCTTTCTTACTGTCCATAGAATCTTTAACCGGAACAGCAATCGTTACTTTGTGCTTAATCACTGGCTTATTAACTTCTACGGAGCCGCCCTCTCCATTCGGCACCCAGTCCTGCTTCATCTGCAAATCTACTTTCAAAGTGATGCTGCCTTCGTCTGAGTTGTTCTTCTCCATACTTGCGAACAATCTCTGCATCAGCAAATCAAAATTCTCTCTGGCCGTGGTAAATACATCACTTTCAATCTTCATTTCTTCGTAATTGTTCATTTCTCTGCTCCTTCCTACCTTGTTAGCTCAACAGCCTTTATGGTCACTTCAACTCTTGGGTTCTCTGAATAAAACTTCCGGCATTGGCAATCTACAATCTGCGTATCGTCCCGATATGCTACCTGGTTCAATGAATCGGCTATAATCTTAACCACATTATCCATATCCGGCTTCTTGGTCGGTCTGATCTCTCCTGCCAGCATAGCAGCCTTTTTCTTCTTGCTTACAGACTTCGGAATGGAATAATATGCTTTTATTCTCATATCTAGCATTGCAGCATCCTCAAATCGGAATCCATTGCATTGCTCCAGATACTCCATATGCACCAGCGTTTCATAATTCACTGTGTCCTTCGGAGTAATTGCAGTACCGGTCTTTCTGCTGAATCTCGGTCTGCCTTTTCCCTTCGGTTCTCCCAGTATCGTAAACTTCACCTGCATGTCTGCCTCCTACTGACTCATTAAGTTTCCATCTTCAATCTTCGCCTGGATACAATACCAGCTACTCTTCTTTCCTTCCCTGGCGACTTTGATCTGACGGGTTGTGTACCCGTTCATTCCCAGGATTGAAATAAGTGTCCTTCTGTCTTCCTCCCTGTATGCCCGGATCGTGATCTCGGCTCCAAATTCGTCTTCTTCGCCTCCGACCAGGACAGCTGGTTCTACCTCCAGAACTTCTGCAATGCCGAGCAATGAAGATAATGGAATATCAATCTTACCGGCTTCATAGTTCAGAATCGTTGTCTCGCTCTTTTTTATCTTGTCGCCAAGCTCTTTTGCAGTAAGACCATTTCTAGCTCTCAGTTCCGCAATCTTCTGCGACACTTTCATCTTATCCATGCACTACTCCTCCAAAAAATCTTTCATTTCATCAAATCTCTGAGCAGCTTTCATCATCCGGAAAGACTTGCCACCTACATACATTGGATAGCAGCACTCCAGAATCCGATCATATATTCTCTTCTTCCGGATGTCCTCGCACTCCATCATGTCATTTAATTCCAGGTTGGAAGTGATAATCATCGGTTTATTAGCTCTTACTCTGCTGTCAATGATGTTATAAACTTTCTCCAGTGCATAATCCGTTTCTCTCTCCGTTCCCAGGTCGTCAACGATAAGTAACGATGCACTGTTGAGAATAGTTATGTACTCAGCCTCTCTGTCATTCTCCCAGATGTCCTGGAGAATCTTCACGAACGATGTCATGATTACAGGCTTCGCATTGTTGAGAAGGTAATTCCCTATGCAAGCTGCCGTGAAGCTCTTCCCTGTCCCTACTGGTCCGTACAGCAACAGTCCCTGGTTCTTCTTGTACATGTCCTGGAATCTGCCGGCATATTTCTTCGCCATCTCGAACACCTTCTTGTTCTCTTCTCTGACTTCGTACTTCTCGAACGTAACCTCACGGTACTTTTTATCCATCATGGACGCTTCTTTCAGCCGGTTGATTCTGCGCATCTGCTCCTCATATTCTTCTTGCCTTTTCTTCTCTTCCAGCTCTTTCGATTCGCACTTGCACACGCATCTGACCACATGGGTTTTATCCCCGAACTTAACCCGTAACTGCTTTTTGCTTCCGCACTTTCCACAGTACACAAGTCCGTCTTCCCCAATGTGATCTCCTTCAGCCAAACGCTCTGCTCCAGATTCAGCTATTGGCAATACTCCTGTCAAATCCATCTATAGCCACCTCCTCATTATCGGAACGGATTGCTTTCGTCTGTTCTTTCCGGTTTCACTGTCTCTTCTTTCTTTTTCAGATAATCAACAAACGGCGTGGTTTCACTAAAAAATGTGCTTGCATGCTTGATGTATTTTTCATCTGTCCGATTCCTCTTGCATTCCGTTGCATATGCGGTAACAGCTGCAAGCAGTTCTTCCTCAGACCAGCCGTCATGGAGTCTAGCTTTATACTTCTTGTAGGCATTTCCTTTATCTTTCTTCCTTGGGTATGTGCTCCACAGTGTTTCAAACGCTGTAGTATACGGAGATTTCTTAACCGGCTTTTCTTCTGGAACCGTTTTCTCCGACTTTTGCTCTTTCTGTTCCTTCGGTTTGGTTGCTGCTTTCTCAGCGGCTCTCTTTCTTGCCACATACTCTCTCTGCCTCTTCGAGTGCTGTTTCTTCTCACTGACATATTTGTTGTAATAATATCTGTACTCTTCCCAGTCATGGATAAACAGCTCTTCTTCGTTGCAATCTATCCAGCCATTATCCAAGAGCTTACCCACAACCTCTTCCGGATCCAGGCTCTCTGACAGGCATGGCTTGATCGCCAGTGCTATATCCGCAATATCAGCTCCATCCATAAGCCCATCCATGCTTGCGTTGTCCATTCCCCAGAGCCACAGGTTTATCAGAATCCCTATTGCCTCATTCTGGGAACACCCTACATCTTTCGCTAAGACTCTTAACTTTTTTCCTATCAATGTCTGCTCTACACTAATCCACGCCAAACCATACACCTCCTAAATCGAAGCAGTAAGGTCCATGATGCTTATCGGTCTCTTCAGAACTTTTGTCTGTCTGCACCATCCACATGTATTGCATCTGTCCGGCTTCACTGTTCCTTCTTTTAACTGCTTTATGCGTTCGATGTTACGCTCAACGATTGAAAGTGCTTCTTTGAGGTAATGGTCATTCACATGGATTACTTCAATGTCAATATCTTCTTCCTTGGAAGCTCCGGCAATAAAGAACGGAAGTCTCTTTCCTGTATTCTGATACACAACTTCCTGGTAAACAGCTCCCTGCAGATCGTATCCCCAATATCTGACAAAATCCAAATACCCGATATCCGGAACCCAATTCAGCTTTGTGAGCGTTGCCATCACTTTTAGATCTACGATTGCTTTGCCCTCCAGATAAGAATCCATCTTAATCTTCCATGGAACTCCGAACAATTCAGCTGTCATGATTACCTGTTTCTGCCCGGACATATACTTCTGAAAAAGTTCATCACGTTCTGTCCTGGCAATGATATCTTCTGCTTTCTGGAATCCGGATAACAGCTTTCCATCCTTCCGGAATATCTGAGGATTCTTGGTTCTAAATTCATCCAACGTCCCCTCATAATAGGAATCCACATAGCTGCCGATCATCATTGCATTTGACGGTTCCGTCTTATACTCACCTCTGATCTTAGCAAGTGCCATTTCCTCACAGCCCATTCTTCCATAAGTCCCTACAAAATCTTTGAACTGAGATACGGAAAGATATTCTCTGTTAGCTTCATCGGAATAGTAGTTATCCGCTGTCAACTGGAACTTTGTACTCATTTCATCCATCTTCTTACTTTCCTTCCTCGCTTGTTTCTTCCGTAGTTTCCTGCTCTTCTGGAACTTCCTGGACATCTTCCGAGAAGACATCTATCGGCTCGTCACTCTCCTGCACCGGGCCCCCCGGGTTGTGTACATGAC